ATAATCTTTTTCTTGACCACCCATATCCATTAGTCCACCTTCTTGTTTACCTATTCTTCCACCAGCTGCCATCATTTGGTTTGGCATCTGACCTTGTTGTGCCTGTTTCATTACTAAAATTTTGAATTGTTCGTAAGGCATTGTACCACCTTTGTTTTTGTACTTAAGATATTCTGCTCTTAGCATCTGTTCCATCTGTGCTTCGCCTGCTCCACCTCCATTAAGAAGGCCGGCTCTACCACCCTCAGCTGCATAAAAATTTGGCATAACAAATTGTTTGTCGGGCATGAAAGGTGATCCTAAATAATCAGGTGTAGCTGCTGTATAATAATCTCTTGCCTGGTTTCTCAGGTTTAAAATATTGGTTGGAACCTGTGTCCAGTCTACTTCTTCTTCCTCTTCGTCACCTTTATATGGACCCATCTTTAAAGCGCTTTGAATAAGGGGTGCTGCGACTAATGCACCTGCTCCTAGTCCGAATGCTTTTTTACCACTGAATGAACCCTCTGACCATGGGTTTAAAAAACCTGCTGCTTTACCTAACCATTTATTCTTGCCTAGGCCACTAAGAAAACCTGACCCTTTCATTCCTGAAAAAGGACCTGCTCCCATACCATACATACCTAAGCCACCAAGTATAGCAGCTTTACCAATAGGGCTCTTAACTATCTTCTTGACACCTTTGAAAGCCTTTTTAACCAGGCTTCCTAGGCCATACATCTGTCGTGGGTTTTGCATTCTTGAAATTGTCATAATTTTGCCTTAAATTCTATACTTACTTGGTTTTACTAAACAAATCAAGAGGTGGCATGATTACTCGGACATCTCTTCTAATGTCTTTTTCAGGGATTCCTTTAGCTTTCCACTCCTCCTCTGTCTTATATACTTCTTTTGTCTGAAGATTTGATATAGTTGTTATTACTTTAGTTGGTTTTAGTTCTAGCATTAGTCTGTCGTTCCCTTATTAATGTTTAAATAACTAATTGTTATGTCTACTCCATCACTTACAGTTCCTGCTGTCGTATAAGATAAAACCGTGTTGCCTTCCACCACCATAGGATTACTTAAAATTTCTACACTGGCTGCAGCCACTAGGGTTTGAGTATTAATAACCTGAAAACTATTGTTAGTAATCGTGATAGTAGGAGTATTAGATCCTGACTTATTAGTTACGTGTAAAGATTTAACAATATAGGTCTGATTAATTAAAGGGTTTTGAGTAGCCACTCCAGTTACAGGTGGAACAAGAGTCGTTCCGAAGAATTTAATAGGCCCTTCTGCGGCAGTACTTGTTACTCCATACATTTTATATTCATTTACTACAGCCATTATTCTAAAAAGAAACTCTTCGCTTCTATCTCCTGTTTAACTTCGTCTTGAAACGAAGTGTTTAATTTTGTGATGACACCGTCAAGATCCCGGACGAGTGATTGAAAAGTTGATTCTTCGTATTCAGGACTCGCTCGTGTCAACGACTGAACAATCTTTGCCATTACAGAAGACTAGCTAGGCCACCTCGCGCTGCGAACTGGACGTCTTCTTCTTGAACAGCTTCTTCCATAGGCTGTCCCTGCATAGCCGTTTGGTACACCACCAGTAATTGTTGTTCATCTAATTCTTCTAATGGTAATTGAAAAATTTTCATAGCCAAAGCTTCTAGTTGTTCTCTTGAAGGTTGTTCTTGACCTTCTACAACTGTTTCTTGAAACTCATTGTCTCCCCGTGGTCCTTCTATAAAATCTGTTTGTTGTTCAACACCAACAGGTCCTGCAAATGCATACCCAATTCTTCCACCATCTGCTTTATGCGGTCCATAACTACCACGCCCTGGATCTGTAAAGCCACCAGGTTTATCTGCTCTTCGTCCTGCTTTTGCAAATTGTTGTGGATTAAAATCTTGTGTTTGTGGTCCAGTATAACCACTTCCTGGTCTCGTAACATCTGTAACAGTGTCTGTAATAACTTTTTTAGGACCATAGCCTTGATCGATAAGTTTTTGTAAATTCGTTTCACCAATTTTTTTACCTAGTTTTTGTCGTGCTAACATATCACGAACTCTTTTGTTTTGTCTTCGATCATGTGTTGCTGCAGCAGAATAATAACCACCTAATGCATTCTGTGCATCTTGATCTTCTGCACTTATCATTTGTCCAGTATTAGGATCCCATGCCTCTCCTTCAGCTCCTCTATATTGAAACTGATCTTTCACGTTGCCTAATATTGATCCTAGAATACTTGGAAACCTAAAACCTTTCTTTTGTGCTTGATCAGTTGCCATAATTCCTTGTCCCGGTCTCACGCCATACTCACCAACTTGACCAGAAACATCTGCCATATTAGTTTGATGTGGTCCTTCAGCATATGTAGATCCAAGATTAGCTGCGTAGTTTTCTCTCCAGTTAGTAGGATCTGTATGAATGCTCCCTGAATCAGGGGCGTACATACCACTAGTATCTCGTGGAAAGGATAGAGGTCCATGAACTCCACCTGTGTCTTCATAACGTCTATCTGAAAATGCAACTGGACCAACACCTTGATGAACTCCACCAGAATCACTAATCACTGCATTAGGATCAAAGGGATTATTCGTCTGCATATTGATGGCTCGTATTGTATTAGGATCCTGTGAAGTAAGATTATTTCCAGTGAAATAGTTTGTTCCTCGTTGTAATAAATTATCGTACCATGCCATAATTATCCCCTCCTTCCATCGGGTTGTATATCTAATCTAAAAGTTCCTAGTTTCCAGTTCTCTGCAGATGAAGTGTTTGCTATCTTAAGCGCGATTGATCTGGCTCTTACGCGAGTGTCAACCTTATCACTCGCAGTGGTAATTGTAAAGCTTGTTGTAGTAGAGCTATCGTTGGGAAAATTTCTAGTAATTAAGCTTATTTGTGTATCTCCGGTCTGACTAATAAAATCAGGTATGAATCTTCTTATCTTCATAATGTACTCCCCGTCTCCTCTAATGTCTCCCCCAGCACCAATTACTCCCTGAGAACTTTTTCTTTGAGTAATATCAAAATCACCTGAAAGAATGTTTGCAAGTACAGCAGTAATAACACCTCCTGCATCTACCTGGTCGGTCCCTGTTTCCTGTTCATAGTATATAGTAGTCCCATCGGTGTTGCCGGTAACATCAAACGATGCATTATCGCTATCATCATAGTTACATGCATGCGGCTTATCAAAGACTGCTGAATCAGCCCATGCGGTTCTATCTAAAGTACCAGTTGTCCAGATAGGTCGCTTATACATTTTTGATTCTACATAGCTATAAGTTACCACCCTATCCACTACATCGGATCCTGAACTGCAATAGAACCATTGAATTTCTCCAAACAAATTATTCAGTCCGCAGTTAACCAGGTCTTTAGGGGTTGAATTAAGTGCGTCGTAAACATAGTCTTCCACTAAACAAGGCATTGATTTTAATTGACCATCGTACATAAAGAATCCATTCTCGGACATCCAGTAAGAGGTACCATCAACTTCTACACATGCATTCTTTCCTAGAAGGCCACAGTTAGTCCCTGCCTGCTCAAAGGAGAAGGTAAAGGGTTGGCCTACGAATCTCATTAAAAATAAAGATGTATCGGTCCATACATAAATAGCATCCCGACCTCTCTTCGCTCCCATGATCATTGAGCCAGCGGCAAGTCTTTGTGTGCCGGCTGTATTAGTCGCTGTGACTGTATAAGACTCACTCTGATTAATGTCTTCTTGGTTAGACCATCGAATAAACATATCATCTTGAGGATAAGTAGTTGTGTCTGCATTAATAGTTGGTTGGGTCCCAAAGAATACTAAGTGTCTGTCGGGTGTTGAAACCAGTACGTGCCTAGAGGCATATGGAGTGTTGGCTATACGTGTAGCTCTTGTGGATGTAGATCCAGATGCTGCTGCGTCCCATTCAAAACATGCTCCATTATAAATTAAAGCAATTAATTTTGTGCCATAGTTATCTAGAACCCATAAGCCTGGATCAATTACAAAGTCTGCTGAAGAAGCTTAT